ACTTAATTGCGCGTTGTGTCGATGCGCGCCCCCGAGTTGGTTAGACTAACTCAAGAACCTTCTGACCACGGAACAGAGTCTTTTGGTATTCCTCTCCATCGGTCAGTGCCTCCATTGCATTCGTCTTCATCGTCGCACCGTAGCCATACTCTGAAGACTCAATCTGCTTCCACGGATTGTCAGACCGTGAAGCTTGATGGGTGTAGTAGTCAGTGACCGCACTGAATACATCAGCCAACGTCTGCCCACGATTGCCACGTCCTGACCGGAACAGAGACTGCAACTCATCTACTTTGTTGAGCAATTGAGTTGAAGGTTCCGCAATGACAGGACTGTGCAACCCCGTGAAGAAGTTGCGTGCAGTGGTAGGCGTCACCGGCTGTTCATCCAGCGTGTTCATCAGATGTTTGAACCTCATCTGTGTACCGATGTAGGCGTCAATCATGCGGTCAATGTCCTGCAATCGGTCGTTGGCGTTCTTCGTATGCTTGACCACTGCGCGGAACACTTTGTTGTTCGTATCGTGCAGATTGTAGCGGAACGTGTTGTCGCAAACGACACAGACATTACTTGCGTTCACTGCAAACGGACTGGACTGATCGTGTGAGTTGATGAAGTTCAAGTAAGCCCTGAACTCACGCCCCGCAGCCCTGAACTCTGGAAGGTCAGGAATGCTGACAGATACGAACACGCGCCCACGGTCGCAGACACTACCAACTGAATCAATCTTGGCACCCTTCACTGACAGCAGTGCGTCATTGACGATGTCCAAGAACTGATTGTTAGTGATCAAACTGTAGGTGTCCTGATGGACAGGCTTGCCGATGTAGAGATTGTTATCCGAGCAAGTGACCCGTGTCCATTCAGACGGCGTTCCGTCTGGATTGAACATAGGTTTCTTGCTGACATCCCACTTGGTTAGCCAGTTGTCCTCAACTCCGATACGGTCCCTGACATGGGTCAGCCCATGCCAAGCCTGTTTGATACCCTCTTGCTTGTCGTATTGTCCGATTTTGTGACTCATATTTCCTTTGTTTTGTTTTGTTTATTGTTCTACTGTTTCTTCCCAACCAAATTCTTCAGCGGCAATCTTCTTCCATTCATCGGTTGACGAGTCGTCTTCAGACTCCCACTTGCAATATTCTCCACCTTCCCAGATATCATAGCCTACGAAACCGTTGCCCTCTTCTAGGTAGGACAGTTTGAGTTTTAACTCTGGAAACTTTTCGGCAAGAGACTGAATAGCCATTTGTGGCGGCGACCATGCAGTTTCAAAACTAATTAGGATAGATGTTGAACCGTGCCTTTCAATTCTAGGTTCGCTTACATCCCATTTAGTTCCCCACTTCTGAACGCGCCAGTCGTACCAATCATAAGCTCCATATTTTTGCTTTAATTCATTTCTATTAGGACTGTTCTCATTAAACGGCTCTGACTTCTTTAATTCATCAGGCATTGGAACTATTTTGTTTAGCAGGAATTCATCCTGCATCCATTCATTGAAGCGAGTGAGATCACCGCTGACATACAGGTTATTTGAGCACCAGTTAGGCATAATATTTATCTTTCTTTGTTTTTTTAGTCCACCTTGACGGTGAAATTGAGCTTACGCACTTCTTCGCGAACAAGTTCCGAAAGGTCAAGCTGCTTCGCTAGTTCGGTTGCGTCGATATGGTCAGACAAATCAGCGCGGCGAAACCAATCCGACACGCAGTCTGACACCATATCGTCAACGTCCATCTCGTCATTGACCTGATCCTTCACGTTCTCCGCGATTCGGTCCGTATCAATGTGCTCTTCCAGATTCATTGAATCCAATAGAGCGGACATTGTTTCCCTAATTTTCGCATCGCTGACAGTCTTCTCACTGATGCGGGCTTCCAGTTTCTGCCAAACGGCTTCCGCGATAGCGTCCACCATGTTCTCTACCAGTTGGTTTGTATTCATTTGTTTTGTTGTTTTATGGAACCGGATGGTTCCCCTATGCCCACGCTGACGCATGGGCAACGGGCAACCTACCTATCACTCATGGATTCCGTAGAGTTGGAAGTGCTCTGGGAAGTCGAAGTCATGGTAGTGGTCGAAGATTCGTGGATACTCTCCAAACTTCTCTTTCCACAGGGTTAGGAACTTGCTAGCGTCGCAATCCTCTTCTAGGTAGAGGATATGCCCCTTGCGGAATGAGTAGTCTGTAAATGCCCCAGAATTTATTCCTAACTGTTTCAGTTCGATTTCATCCACCTCTAGCCATCCATGACTAGGGTCCGAGTGCATTGCGAATGTCGTGTTCATAGTTTAGCCTTCACTTTTTGCCAGTACTTCTCAGTTTGTGGCTTGTCTGGACCTGACGGCCCACCGTTCCAAATCTTTGCCCTCACTTCATCAGAAACCGGCCACCCGTACTTTCGTCCGTAGTGGTCAGTGTAGATACGAAACATCTCCGCGCATTTGGAGATGTCGCGCCTATCGTCCAAGCTGTAGTGAGTTTTAGCGATTCGGTTGACATCTCTAACCGTGATTTCCCATATCTGGGCAGGACCCACAGCGCGTCCACGGTCACCGATAGCGTTCACGTTGCCGCCAGACTCGACGGCTACGATGGCGAGAAAGAGTGCAGTTAGATTCATAATTATGAGTTTTTAGTCTCTACTGCGTTCAACATTTGAATGCTGAAGTAGTTACGAACTGAACGTCGGTTTCCACACGTTTCAATACAACTGCCCCATAGGCTTTCGTTCTGTATTTTATCTACTCTGAACTCTATTTCGCAGATGCGTCCGGTCTCTTTTCGAGTGTATCCGGTGTAATAACCGCCACGGTTTTTGACCAGTTGCGTTTCCGGCATCGTACCGTGATACGTTTTGCCTATTACTATGTCGTCTATTTTCATTTCTATTTGTTTTTGTTTTTAGCTTACTTATTCAGGTTGGCAACGATGGCCGCAATGTCCACGCCGTACTTCTTCGCAAGCAGTTCAAGCGCATCCGTCTCCGTCAAACGCTTGGCAACGGTCCCCACTTCATGCCGTAGGAAATGGTTGGTAGTCTCCCACTTCACGGCACCCGCAGTGCGGTTTTTATTCGTGGAAACGGCTGTGACCATAATGCGGCCAGCCGCAATTTCTGCCGTAAGCGCGCTGTTCATTTCAGACGCAGAGCGTTGCAAATAATCCCAATGGGCCTTCTTCAATGCACGGCCTTTTAGATTGCAACCCTCCGCAGTTAGTGCGAACGATTTCTTGGACATCGGTTTCCAGCTAGTTGCACCCGTTTTCGTATCACGGGCGACAAGATTGGAATTGACGTTTTCAATCATGCTTATTGCTGACATGGTTTTTCTTTCTCTGTTTTTTGGACGGATTTAGCCGCAATTCTTGATTGCGTTTGACCCATGCGCCGCGATCAGGCATCCGTTTTCCATTGCATGGGGAAACCCCTAGGTTATTCCTAGGGGAAACAAGTCAGCACGCTTTTTAGCGCAGGTCTACTCTCGCGGATGTTCCATTGCTACTTCGGCAACCCATGCTTTAACACTAGGCGCGCGCATTTTAACGCAACGCAAGGGCGCGCATTTTAACGCAACCCCATTGCAAAGCAAGGGCGCAATGGTCTCGCCCGCTTCAACCTAACGTCAAGAGATGCCGTCGCCCGACCATGCTCGCAAGCTAGGGTTGCACGTTGAACCGTAGAACCGTAGAAGCTACGCACTTATCACGCTCGCACCGCGAAGGGGAATCCCCCGTCGCGCTTGACGTTGCGCGGACTTTGGCGCCGCGCTGCACTCGCACTTGTCAAAGAAACGATCAACCTGACGCCACACACCTTAGCACCTTTCACGAAAAAGCATAGAACTATTTTCGACGCTCTCGCAACTCACCAACTTGCAACGAGTTAAGGCACGTTTTCGTTAGACGTATCCTTTGAACTGATACGGAAAAGCGGACAGAATAACCCTAGTCAAAAAGCGGACATTGCAAAGAGTAACTGCGCGCAACTCTAAGCAAAGTCACACCCTACCGGCACTCATAAAGCAAAGCACTAGCACTTCGCGAAGATGCGAAAAACTTGCACGACACCCGACACCTAAGAACGCAAGACCATTGCAGGAGAGAGACGCAAAGCACTTGCCACAACCAAGTGCAAAGCAGTTGCCACAACTAGAGGCAAAACAGTTGCCACAACCCATTCGCAACTCCGTTGCAACTCTCGCGTGCGCGCTTGAGTATATACGCATGGACGCATACGCAGCAAACTTGCAGGCGGCTTGCGCGCTCGCAGTCACTCACAGCCGCCGGTCGCTCCCTCACGCGCTACCCACAGGGGGGGAGGGGACTCGCGCTCATAGGCCCTCCGTCGCGCCCGATCCTTCCAATCGCCCCTTAAAAAAAATTACCAAGTGTTCCCTGAACTCATGTTATAGGGAAGTGAAAGGAAAACTTGTCAAGCACAAAAGTGACAAATGCTTGATTTATTTTTAGAAAAGTTCTTAAAAGGGCCGATGAGATTGAAAGACCCTCTGGCTATGAGTGTGGCTGCGGCTGCGGATAAGGGGAGAAACTTCTTGGAAAGGCGTGACCCTGCTATGGCGGCGCGTGTCTTGGAGATGCTGGCTGATGGAAATAGCTTTAGGGAGATAAAGAAGGAAACCAATTTGGATTGGGAGACGGTGAGTAGGTTGAAGGCTAGGCATTCGATGGTGTTGGAGGAACGTAGGAAGCAATTGGCGCAAGATGCTTTGGATGTGGCTGAGGGGTTGAGGCTTCTTCAGAAGGAGAAGATGAGGATGTTGGCTGAAGACCCTGAGCAATTGGCGCGCACTAACATCAGGGATTTGGCCATTCCGTGGGGTATAGCGAATGACAAGTTCATGGCGGCAATGGGGGAGAACAAAGTGACCATTGAGCACAAGACTGCGGCTCCCAGCTTGGAGGATGCTATGAAAGCGATTGAGGAAGCTAGGGCCAAGCTTAAGGCTAGTTCTATGGAGGTTATTACGAAGGACGTAACTCCGTGAGTTTGGTCTGGGAGAGGCATGAAGTTCTTAAGCCGCCGACCGATGCGGAGTTGGCAGCTATGTCCCCGGAGGACGTACTGAAGCTCCATGAGGTTTACCATTCGGCCATCGCAAATAGCAAACGCGACCCCTATCGGTATGGGTGGAAGCTCCCCCATTGGAAAGATGCAGAAGAGCTATTGTCTACACATTCGGAACTTTTGGTAAGTGGTGGCAATAGGTCCGGCAAGACAAGCTGGGCGGCCCATGCCGTCGTTAAAGCGGCAATTGAGAATCCACAGTCAGTTGTGATGTGCTTTGCCCAGAATGCGGATGTGTCCATCCGTCAGCAGCAGAGTGCCGTATACGATGCGTTGCCTGAGGAGTATAGGGTGAAGGTGTTAGGTACGGAAGAGAACGTGTCCTATACGCGAAAGAACGGCTTTAGTAAGGCGTCTCTAATTCTTCCGGGCAGTAAGAGTTCCATCATCTTTAAGACCTATGCCCAGTTCCTCAACAATGACACTATTTTGGAAGGTGCTGAGTTGGGTTGCCGCGATCCTAAGTGGATCAACATTGGTGCTTGGTGTGATGAATATCTCGTCGGACCTGAACTTCTGGCCACTCTTAGGTTTAGGCTTGCTACTCGGAACAGTAAGCTGGTGGTCACTTTCACGCCTATCGACGGCTACACCGAAGTTGTCCGAGACTACGTTCAGGGAGCGGAAACACTACGAAGCAAGCCAGCCGTACTCTTGGGCGGTAGAGCGGTTCCTTACCTACAACGATCAAAGAACCGAGACGCGGGCATCATTTACTTTCATTCCTCCGACAACCCGTTCGGTGGATATGAGCGTATCGCTAAAGACCTCAGTGGACGGCCAGAGCCTGAAATCCTAACCCGTGCTTATGGCATCGCCACCAAGTCGATGTCCACCAAGTTTCCCAACTTCTCGCGGGAGATTAATGTAGTTCCGCATGAGAAGATTGACCTAAAGGCTAAGACCAAGTACATGATCTTGGACCCTGCTGGTCGCAAGAATTGGTTCATGGCTTGGGTGGCTATTGACGAGTCAGAGACTTGGTGGGTCTATCGCGAATGGCCTGACGTCAATGTGGGCGATTGGGCTAGATGGCATGGAGGTAAGTGGACTGGAGGAGAAGGCTCCAAAGGTTTGGGCTATGGAATAAAAGACTATGTTGAGTTAATTACCAGCATGGAGTCTGAAACCAAAGACACCATCTTTGAGCGTTTGATTGACCCCCGTCTAGGCGCAGCCAAATACCAGACACAAGACGGCGCATCGTCCATTATAGAAGACCTTGCGGATAATGGGCTCACCTTCATCCCAGCTCCCGGCATTGACATTGAGGACGGGTTGCAAGCCTTACAAAGCAAAATGGCTTACAATAGGAAGTTTCCTATTGACTCTGTAAACAGACCCCACTTTTACATCTCAGATAGATGTCAGAACATCATTTCAGCTTTACAGGAGTACACAGCCGAAGGCGGGCAGGATGAGGCTTGGAAAGACCCGATAGACGTTATTCGCTATTTAGCTGTTAGTCCCGCTTGCTACATAAGTGAGGACACGATGAGAACAACCAAAACTAATAGGGGTGGCTATTGAAGAAGTCAAAGAAAGTTGAAAAGGTGGAGCCCACTTCACCAGTTCAGGAAACAACCTTTAGGGTGAAGGTTTTGCAACAGGCCAAGAATCCCCAGTGGATTTATTGTCAGGCTCTCCATCAGGATATGGGGAAGCTTCCTGTTGTTATTCCACGCCGTCTAACCAATAAGCTTGTTGGCAAGCAAGTTCTTGTGGAAGCCATTACGGACAACGTAGGCACCACCTATCGTTATGTCCAAGACCAACCCCATTGATGACACCACCAATAATCGGTGGCTCATCCAGCATTCTGATAGGCTGATTAGGTATGAGTATGAGCAGCGGTTAAAGGGGAAAATTACGGAAGAAATGTTTCCTGATGAGCTTGCGGATCGAATTGGCCGCACGCAGGAGTACGTTTGTGGTATTATAAAGAACGCAATCTCCCGCGCCAAATCATGCTCCAAACCAAGCAACAGCAAGCCCTAACTTTCGTTGACGATGACGGTCCCGATGTTGTTGCGCTTGTCGGCGCATACAATCGGACCCTGACAGAACTCTCCACCTACTTCGATCAGTGTGTAAGTAGCTCTGACGGGCGGCGTTGTTACTGGCCGGGAAAGTCTTCTGATTTGCGTAAGCATGGGGCTGATGCGTTTCCGTGGGATGGTGCGTCGGATACGGAAGCTCGGTTGATTGATGAGCGTATAAATAACTACGTCTCCATCTTCATGGCGGCTTTGGAACGAGCCAACATCCGTGCTTATCCGGTGGAGATGTCTGATTCGGGACGGGCTAGGGTGGTTAGCGCGTTCATCAAGTGGATGCGTTCGTCCTACATCCAGAGATTTCGTCAGGAGATGGAGCTTGCGGCCAACTACTTCCTAGAGCGTGGGCTGATGATTACCTACGTTGGGTGGGAGCGGATGGAGAAGAAGTATCTCCAGAAGATTGATTTGCAGCAGATTGCCGCCAACTCGCCTGAACTGGCCAAGCTCATCATTGAGGGCCAGAACGATGAGGACATCATCAAGATGTTGAAGGCCGTCTATCCTGATCTGATTGATAAGAAGGCCAAGAAAGCTTTGAAAGACCTGCGGGATAAGGGAGTGGGGGAAATCCCTGTAAGCCGTCTTTCAGTTGATAGACCCTTTGTCCAAACCTGCGCTCCTGATGGGGATGTGTTCTTCCCGTCCTACTGCATTGATCCGCAGCGTGCGCCGTTCGTCTTCTATCGCACCTTCCTTTCCGTACAGGAGGTCTTGTCCCGTGCGGCTTCAGATGGGTGGGATATGGAGTGGTGTGAGTATGTGGTGAAGCACTGCCGTGGGGTGAACACTTACAATCTGGAGAACGTCTACGGCACCCGTGGAAACTCTTACGCCCGTTACCGTCAGCAGTATGACGCTACGGAGCTTGTGGAAATCATCTACGGCTTCAATCGCCTTATTGATGCGGAGGATGGTTCTGAGGGCATTTACGTTACAGTGTTCAATCCCAAGTTCACTGGTCAGGGCGGCATCAAGCCCTACGCCAAGTATGAGCTTCTGAATGGATACAACGACTATCCGTTTGTTGTCACCCGTCTGTCGGAAGACAGCAAACGATTGTATGAAGTCCAAACCTTTACGGACATTCTGAAGGGTCCGCAGGATCAGGTGAAGGCTGAACGCGACAGCCGTATTGATCGTAATAGTCTGGCTACCCTCCCTCCCATCATGCACCAGCCGGGCAATCCCCCGACTGATTGGGGACCGGGACGCTTCATCCCTGTACGTCGGGCGGGAGAGATAAGTTTTGGACCCACACCTCCCTACAATCCGGGATCGGTGGAGATGGAAAAGACGATGATTGAGGCGGCTGACAACATTGTCGGTCTTAATGCCAACAATCCCGTAAGCCAGATTCGCCAGCAGTTTCTGGTTAATAAGTTCCTCCATCACGCTCAGGAGGTTCTGAAGGCTTGCTTCAAGTCCTATCAGAGGTTTGGCCCTGAGCAGATGTTCTTCCGCGTGACGGGAGTGGCCGATCCCATGCGGTTTGATAAGGGTAATCCCGATGAGGACTTCGACATCAAGATTAGCTTTGATGTGTTGAACAACGATCCCGAAACCGTTGAGAACCGTCTTGGTCAGTTTGTCAGTCTGTTGCAACTAGACCGCAATGGACGTATTAATGTGGATGCGCTGCTTGAAATGAGCGCGACGCAGATTGATCCCATCATGGCTGATGCCTTCCTGCAACCGGCTGAACAGGCCCAACAGCAGGTGGTAAAGATGGTGACGGAAGACTTGTCCAAGATTTACGCTGGCATTGAGGTGGGTGCTCGTCCCAATGGGGCGCAGATTGCGTTGGAGGTCATTCGCCAATACGTCAGCCAGCCTGATGTTATGGGTCGTCTCCAGCAGGATGAAGCCTTCCGCACCCGTCTGGACAAGTACACGGCCCAATATCAATTTGCATTGACTCAGCAGCAAAATGCTGAGATTGGTCGTTTGGGTACAGCCCCCGCCCAGATGGGTGGAGTGGAAACCCAAACCATCAATCAATGAACTTATTCGGAACCAAGAAACATCCCCTAGAAGAACAGATTAGGTTTCTGGGGGAAAGGGAGCAGTTTCTGGACTTTCTTGATTGGGTGCAGGCTGGGAAGGAACTAGCCATCTCCAGCCTTCAACGTGCGCCGGATGGCCGTATCCGTGAGATTAGCGGCAAGATACAGGTGTACGATGAGATTCTTACGCTGTGCAACTACCAAGACCTGCTCATAAAGAGAGGTATGCGTAAGATGAGCGGATTGCCGGTTTAACTTCTGGATGCCTTACAATACGGGCTTCGCAATGCCCGTGGCGTAAAGACGGCATCCATAATGTCAAACGAAGTCCAATCGGCTAACGCAGGAGCCGACCAAAAACCTGTGGCTAAGAACATATCAAATAGCGAGCTAATCGCTATGCGGTATAAGGCTATGACGGAGGCTATGAAGGTGCCAAATTCGCCTGAAGAGCCGAAGGAAGAGCCTAAAGAGGTGGTTCCCGACGAGCCAGAAGTACCTAAGGAGGAGGCGAAGCAAGAAGAGCCCAAGCCAAGTCCTGAGGAACCAAAGCCCGAAGAGGAACAAAAGGTTCTTTCAAAGGATTACGATTTGGAATCCATGAGTGAATCGGAGCTTAAGGAGCTTGCACAGAAGCTCGGTAGCAAAGCTGTCGCCCGATTTGGGGAATTGACGGCTAAACGTAAGGCTGCTGAGGAACAAGTGTCTGCTCTGAAAGCAGAGATTGCCAAGCGTGAGGAATCCTCATTTGAGGCGAAGGTTAGCAATAACCCGTACGCCAACATCAATTCAAAGGAAGACCTTGATGCAAAATATCAAGAGCTTACGGAGGTGATGGAATGGGCTGAGGAGCGGCTCGATAGGGCCGAAGACCTAGCTGCCGAAGACGTTGTGACGAACGAAAACGGCAGGGAATACACCAAGCGCGAACTCAGGGAGGTTGTTAAGCGTGCGCGAAAGGCTAGGGATGTCTACATTCCCGATCAGGGAAAGCAGATTCAATTGGCCAAAAATCGCGCAGAGCTAAAACAAGCTCTGGGTGAGAAAGCTAAAACAGAGCTTTCTTGGCTACAGGGAGAGGACAATGATGTCCGCAAGCAGTATGAAGTGTTGATTAGTGACCCCAAGTTGAAAGCTGTAGAAAAGGCACTGCCCGACTTGGCACCTCAACTACCCTACCTGCTTGCCCATGCGGCTAACAGCCTGTATGCGCGTCGTCCTGCTGAGACAAAACCAGCAGCCCGACTATCTCCCCCGAGTCCTGTGGTTTCTCAAGGCGCAGAATCCTCAAAGCCTGAGACCCGTCAGTCGAAGGCCCTGAACGACCTTTCCACCCGCTTTAATAAGAGCGGGAGTTATAAGGACTTCAAAGCTATCCGTGCTCTTCAACATTCTAAATTCTAACTATCATGGCTTTTTCAGCTACCTACAATAAAACCAATGGCACGAATGCTTCGGCCATTTCCAACCGTGAAGACCTCACGGACGTTCTGACCATTCTGGCTCCTGAGGAGACTCCGGTTCTCTCTCTGGCCGCTAAGAGCAAAGCTACCGCCACCTTCAATGAGTGGACGGTTGATGCGCTTGCCACCCCGTCTACCACTGGTATTCAGGAAGGCGCGGACATCTCGTCCTACACGGACAAGTTCACCAACCGTGCGCGTCTTGGTAACTACATCCAGTTGTTCCGGCGTGACTACATGGTCAGCCAGCTTCAACAGGCTGTTGAGTCCGTTGGTCCGGCTCGTCTCGCTGAGGCTGAGGCCAAGTCCATCCGCGAACTGAAGCGTGACGTTGAGAAGACCATCTGCTCGGACAATGATCGTTCGGCTGAAGATGGCGCTTCGGTGCGTTACCAGATGCGCGGTCTGGGTCTGTGGCTGTCCAACACGCCCGGTGCGGACGTTCCGTCTGCCTACCGTACGCCCACGGCGTCGATCAACTCGTCTGGCACGACCCTGACGGAGAACGTGTTCAACGGTCTTGTCGCCTCCATCTTCAGCCAGACCGGCAATGTGGATGCGCTGACGCTCGTTGCTGGTACGACCCTGCGTCGTACGATCAGCGGCTTTGCCCGTTCGGACGGTCAGTCGTCCGAGAACGTCTACCATGTCAACCAGATGGCTGACGACAAGCAGGTCACCCTGTCGGTGAACACCTATGATAGCGACTTCGGTCTTATTTCGGTGGTCAATGGCAACCCGGTCTGCTTGCCGGATTCGTCCCGTGGCTACCTCATCAACCCCAACTACATCGGTGTGGCCGAGCTTCTGAGCGTGGGTTCGACCCGTGTTCCGAATGCGGGTGGTGGTGAGAAGGGCTTTGTGGATGCGGCTCTGACCCTTCAGGTTATGTCGCCGCTGGCTCACGGCAAGATTACCGCCGTTTCCTAATATTAGTTGACTTAAACGAAAGCCCGTGTGGTACAATGCCGCACGGGCTTTTTTATGAACATCATTACGTCATTCCCGAAGTATTCCGATGGAGAGATTCATCGCGCTTTGATGCGGGAGATTACTACTGGAATTGCTCTTAAACAGGCTTGGGAAGGAGAGCGGGAGAAGATTTGCGCGCAGGAAGTAGATAAGATAAAGAAGGCTCAGAAGTTTGGCTTTAAGAATCTACGCTGTGTGGCGGTAACTCCCGGTTGGGAATGGTTTAACATCCGAAGGAAGTATGGCCATGAAGCCATGCACGACCGTGGATTTATTAAGGATTACCAGAAAAGATTTCCTCATCTGGCTCCTAACAAACTCTAATGGGTACTGTCACCTACACCTCCATTTACAACCGCATTAAGGCGTTGGCTGGCATTCCCAGTCCAGATGCCAATGCTCAGACGCAAATCACCGAGTACATCAATCGGCGGGCTAGGATGGCGTATGAGGCATCGGACTTCTGGCCGCGATGGTTGGTGGTGGGGGAGTTGCGTAACTATCAGTCCACTACGGTAAATGCTACGGCTTTGGTTGTTGGCTACACCTATACGATTTTAACCGTTGGCAGCACCAATTGGGTGGCGGTTGGGGCTACAAGCAACACTGTTGGGGTTGTATTTGTTGCTACTGGGGCTGGTACGGGAGACGGTACGGCCACTTGGAACAGCAACATCGTTCCCTTTACCCA